CTTTGACTATGACTATGTCTGGCGCACGGCTAAGACCATGACCAATCGTGATTGCACCATTAGACCCAGCCGTAAATGTTCCAATACTAAACCCGCCGTGATCTGCGACACTCACTGAGCTTGTAATACTACCATTGCTATTACTTCCGGCAGAACCACCAGCTTTCCACATCCAAGCGACATACGTTCGACCATTTTCGTTGACGTAAACATCATTAGTACCACCATCAACCGCAGTAAAACCCCCCGCTACCACGCCACCAATGTACCCATTGCCCGTACCCTGTGATCCTTCTGCCTGAGTGCCATCGGTCATAAGTTCTTTACTGCCGCCAAATCCTCTAACGACATCTTGAAGGTAATGGCTTGTAGCGTTTGAACGGCCCTTGATCCACACCAAATCTGGGGTGATATTGTTCCCAGCGGCATCTTGAAAGCCTGTGATGTTTCGATTGTTGTTGGTGTCACCTGTGTATATAACTGTTTGAAAATACTTACTTCCGTCTGTAACAGTCGGAGCCGGGAGGTTGGCGGTGTTAAATCTTTTAAAGCCTGTAGGCAGTGTCCCGCCATCTTGATCTATCAACACAGATGTTGTGTCCCACATAGAAACTGCTATTGCGTATTGATAACCAGAGGTTAATGTAGCCACATTTCCGGTTCCAGCCCCGGCTATGTCTGTACTCCCGCCACCTGTATTTCCTTCTCCGTCCTGCCAAGTTCCGTTTACTGCAATCCAAACTTTACCCGTATCTGCATCCCAAGCTAAGTCTAAAGTATTGTCTGCACTGGCTCCTGTAGTGTACTGGTGCGAGTTCGTTCCGTTAATGTAAAGATAACCTCCACCAAATCTATATACGACACTCCTTTGTCCACTACTCGCAATTCCTGCGCCAGAGTTGTAGGCTGGCATTGCCTGGCTAGTATCTTGAAGACCAACAAGGATGTTGCTGTTATTTGAAGCATCTTTGTTTACAAACCGAATCATATACTTACCGCTGGCTGGCGAAGCCATTGTACTAAAAATCGTGCTGGAGTTATTAGATGTTACAGTAGCTCTTAAATTACCTTCAGTAACAGAATCAATGACCGATGTAGAATGGTCTATTGAGGAATGAGTAAGATTCCAGACAGGGTAGTTTCCAAAGTTGTCTGACGCCTTATCTGTTAGAGTGTCATTAACATTGGTAATGGTGCCACCCTTAGTAAAGTTCTGAGAGTTACCACTACTGTCTGTGCCGTTAGTAAACGCTGCTCCGCCCTCAATTAGGAAGCCTGTAGTCCCAAAAGTTTTTCCAGAAACATTAAGAGGAACCCAAACTCCATTGTCGTCGAATTCACCAAATCCATCCGTAACTGGATCAGTCATTGTCTGACCGTCGTAAGAAGCAGCACGGGCAAAATAATCAGGGCTATAAGTGGTAGAGGAATGGCCGATTTGATGCTCTTGAGAACCTGTGTTCCACTTGAGTTCTAAGTTTTGAGTAGGGTAGGTAGTGACCGCCCAAGTTAATTCAACGCCGTTCAACCATGCTTTTACACGATTTGTGTCAGTTGCTTGTGTCGTATCAACTGCAACAATTACATGATACCATGCGCTAAAGTCGCGCAACTTAGCGTCACTTTTTAGTTCCATTTGGGTGCCACTTACATAATTCTGAAGATACACCTGATCAGAACTTAGATACCAATAGAACGTGTCTGTACCTGACGAATATGCCGTAAGATAACTTGACGCTGTTCCACCCCTTTTATAAGCGACTTCAAGAATGAAGGTTCTTCTGTTCCCTGCATCACTAATGGTTCGTGTTAACTTTCCATCCGAGCCATTAAATGAACCAGAGCCTTCAATAGTATAACCAGCACTACCAGTAGGTATCCCTGTAGGATAAACTAACATTAGTCAGTCCACTTTTCGTCAGCAGTCCAATCTAAATCTTTATGATTAAGAGCGTCTAAGTCCATGCCGTTTGCGGATGCTTCCAATTCATTTGACTTGGTTCTAATATCAGTAACCTTTTTCCACTCTGTAATTGCCGCTGCCTTTGTGTCTGCATCGTCAGAGGATAGATCGACAATTACATTCCGTTGTTTCCATTCAGGTACGGCTGTAATAATACGTTTATGTGCCTCTATTTTAATTGTTGCTACCGCATTATCTTTAGCTCTTTGAAGATGGGATACTGGAGTGGGGGCAACGTAGTCAGGATCATCAACCCAGGTTGCCTTACGAGTCACTACAAACCCATCTACTGTATCCGACTTATCGCCTTCCTCAAGTTTACCTATAGGTACTGAAGGCTCCTCAAAGCGAACTACGTTATGTTCCTTGAGTTCTTCCTTTGACCACACTTGACAAATGTTGGCCTGGTAGGAAAGACTATCACGTTTACCAAGAGCAATCGCAACGGATCGGGAGTTATTGTGAAGGGATGCTACGGCACCGTCAGAAAGTATTGCAAACATTGTTATCTCCTAATTAAGCAACTGCTAGGGATTGACCCACAAGGTACATATTTGTTCCATTGGAACGGAAAGTAAACTCATCTTGTTCAGATGCGGTTGTGGTAAGCGTCGGAGCCGTATCGGAAGGAAACTTAAATACAGCGTTCCACGTTAGTGTACGTGATCCCGTGCCGTCCTGAATAACCGTAAGATGGTAAAAGGCACCGTCTACTTGGTTTGTAGGTGCAGCCATTGTCCGATTATCTGTAATTGTAACACTACAAACTTGGTTAATTGAAGCGTCCCAAGCTATAGTTGCACCGTCAGTTAGGCCAGTAGCGTTAAAGTTTTGCGTTTTAGTGTATTCATTAGCTACATCTTTGACCACATTATCAGCATCATAAGCTTGAACATTTGTTCCAATAACCAAACCCAAAGCTGTTCTAGCTCCTGAAGCACTGGTAATGTTATCAAAGTTTTTATTAAGTTTTGAGTTTACCGCTGTCTGTACCGCTGTAAATTCAGTATTGAAGTCTCCACCGGAAATAACTTTATTTGGATCACTATCAGATAAAGCATCTTTTCCAGACCAAGAAACTGAAATTGAATAGTCACTCATTATATTACTCCATTATCTACTTGAATATTTTGCTATACCATATAGTGACCTGGCACTACCAAACACATAAGGGTCACGTACTTCTTGATTTCTATTACTCAGGTGTATAAATAATTGCTGTTGTTTCCACGTATGTTGACTTGCTCTGGGAAACGGTTTAACAAGTGGGCGTATTCTACCACGGGGCATTACGCATGTATCCTACGTTGAGAAACCCGTCGAGCTTTCTTTTGTTTCTTTGTGCTGCTCTCTTTAGGTTTGTCCTTAACAATTTTACCAGCAATTCTATTTTTAATTTTCATTAGAGAATAACTCCAAACTCTTTGTTTCTCTGTTCAACTAAAGCAAGTAGCTTAGATCGTTCCGCTTCCCAAATATCTTTTAACTCTTTAGTTTTTACTATGGGTGCATCATCAATAATACGTTTAATTTTACCTGTCGGTGTTTGTAATGCCTTTGTTTTTGGTCTGCTTTGTGCATCTTTAGGTGTAAACAAACCTCCTGTCGGTAGCTTTAAATCTGTAGTTATAGGAGCGGTAGTCCTTTCGCTAGATTTACTTTTAAGTTCCTTACCGCTTTCCACGTCAGGAGTTTTAAAAGATTTGTTTTTAATTTCGTCTAATTCATCTTCCTTACCTAGTAAGTCCAACATTTCCTCTAGGTCATCAGCTTCCTCGTCAAACCCAGTACCTTTAAACTCTAGTTCGTTTGCCTCTAAAAACTCTTCTATCTGTTCCGGAGTAGCATTAGGATTAGCAGCTTTAAAAGTTTTAACTAACAGTTCCGTATACAACTTTTGTATTTTATTCTTAATCTTTTCAAGTTCCATGTCGTAACTTGTGTCGGCAAAAGCTGCTTCTATAGTTAACATTACTCAGTCCTAACACCATTGCCTCGACTTTCGTGTTCCTTAACCCATCTGGAATGGGCAGCAGTAAAGTCAGGGTTTGATCCATCCAGTAAAATAGCAGGAGCCGATACAGTTAAAGTTGATTTACTACCACACTTAACACATTCCGTTTTCTTTTTACGTTCACACATACAACGCCATTCGGTTTGAATATGTTCACAAGAGGTACAAATGTAGTTATAATTTGGCATGGAAACTCCTTAGTTAAGTAGTGGGGAGGCCTGTATTATTAAGACCTCCCCTATGTTACTTAGGCGGCGGGAACAGCAATCGCAACACCAGCGGTATCACGAAGTTCACCTACACCATACAGGGTATCAGCGGTGAAGAGATCACCAAGATATTCCTGCTTGTATTGGGTCTGAGAACGCACACCCATTTGCTCAACCAGAGCAAGAGCGTCTTTGTGCATCATCACACCAAAGCGAACAGCAACGGAGTTCGTCGTTGTTCCTGATGGGCAGTTACTAGAAACAAATACGTCCATGCCGTAGATGCTACCAATTTTACCCGTTTTGATTGCATCACCGTCACCAATAAACTGTTGCTCAGTGAAGCGGTTAATACCAAGCATGTCGTTGGCTGCAACCGGAGGAATAACCATAACACGATTATCCATCGGAACATCGGCATTATCCAGAAGAAGAATCATCTTCCGAATACCAGCATCCGCAATGTCGGCAGCGTTAGACGTACCACCTACAAAGTCCGTAGTACCATCGCTACCAATCTTTGCTTTTTCAAAGAGTGACGTACCTGAACCACCTACGGTTCCACCTTGAAGACCTTCAATCAAAGTGAACAAGTCCGTATCTACTTGCGTAGCAAGTGCATACCCAGCATCGTCGGTGTAGAACCGGCGAAGCGATTGGAGGGCCTGAACTTCAACAATGTCTTCAATGACTACGGAATATTCGTAGTGTTTATTAATGGACAGTTGAACTTCATTATGCGTATCACCTTGCAGCGTAACTTGCGTGTTTGCTGCTTTAGCGTTAGCGGAACCACGTACTGGCGCAGGAATGTGAATCGTGTCACCTTTTTTACCAGCGTGATTAATTTTAGTAACGACATTACCCAGGACAAGATTTTTCTTGTACCCTGCAATAACCTCGTCCGACCACAACTCAGGAATAAATTTCGCTGCCGTTGTCGTAGTCTGTTGTGCAGTACCCAAAGCCATTGTATTTCTCCTCTAGCTCTTTATAGTTATTTGACTCTACCTTCCGCATAAGCCTCTAGAATTTCATCTTGAAGTGCTTCATAACGAGAAGGCTGTGTTGTTTTAAGTCTGATTAGATCAGCCCTACGGTAGATTTTCTTACCGACTGTGGAATCGGAAGACGAACGGGAAATTGCTTTTCCATTCCTTAAAGCAGCTTCACGTTTTGCTGCCTTTTCCGCTTCTGCCTCAGTTGTGTTGGTAATCAGTTTTCGTTCTTTCCAATTACCAATAAGCTCCATAGCTGAATTTAAGTCATAACTGTTATGGGCTTGTACGTACAACTGAGTACGAATTGGACTTTCCTTTACCCACTCCTGAAACTTACCATCACCTACGATTTCTAAGTAATCAGGATGTGTCGCTT